TCCGGTTCGGGTGGTAGATGACCGCGATGCGCTGAATGTCGCTCGGCGCGACGTGGCTCATCATGTCCTGCCAGCCGGTCCAGATGTCGTCGCTGAGCAGCGTGTCGGTCGCGCCGTCGAACAGGTAGACGCCGCCGTCAGACGCGTGCAGCACGCCCGCTTCGATCTGGTAGACGCTGCGCGGCCCGAGCGACCCGGCGACCGCGCCCGCGCTGGGGCGCACTTCGAAGTCGAGCGAGGTCTGCCCGATGATGAGGTAGACCCCGGTGTTGCCGAAGACGATGAGCGTGTCGCCGAGCGCGATGAGCGCGGTGATCTGGTCGCCGCGTTCGAACGGGATGTCGAGGTAGTACAGGCCCGGCCACGCCTGCGGCATGAAGATCTCGGAGAACCAGATCCGGTTCGTGATGTTCGCGTCGCGTGCCCACCAGCGGTTGCGCCACACGACCCCGAAGCTGAACGCGCCCGGCAGCGTGTTCTTCGTCGGCATCTCGACGCCGTCGGGGAAGAAGAGGCCCGGCGCGGTGATGTCGAACGTGGTCGTCGCGTTGGGCACGCTGCCCGCGCGCCGCAGCACCGACTCGCCCGCCGTCACGTTGCGCGCGTAGATGTACTTCGTGCTGACCTGCGGGTCGGCGCTGACCGCCATCGTCACGCGGATCGTGAGGTTGCCCGCCGTCGGCGAGATCGTCGCGACCGGCGAGCCGCTGCTTTCGAAGCTCAGGCCCGCGTCGCCGTAGGTGTAGGCGACCTCGTAGCTGTTCGACACGACCAACGTGCCGCCCGCGACCAGCGACAGCGTCGGCGCAGCAGGGGCGGTGATGCCCATGTTCGACCACACGGTGCCGTTGATCGACTTCTTGATGCCGCCGAGGCCGTCGAACAGCGCGACGAGGTTGCGGTCGTAGACGAAGTAGTGCTCGTTGGTGACCGAACGCCCGGTGAGCGTCGGCGCGCCCCACGCGCCGCCATCGGTCGGACGGTAGACGCTGCCGTTGTAGCTGGCGAGCAGGAACGTGACCGCCGAGAGGTAGATGCGCCGCCCGCCCTGCGGACGCAGCCCGCCGAGGTTCGTGGTGCTGCGTGTCTGCCAACCGGGGAACGGCTGCAGCGCGCCGGGTTCCTGCAGCGAGATGTTCCGCAGGAAGCGCGCGCGATCCGGCTGCAGCAGCGTCGGCGAGTGACGCAGATCGATCCCGGCGGTCAGGTCGTTGACCGGGACAAGCTGGTACGGCTTCTGCCCGATGGCCGTCTGCGCCATCGGTTAGTACCCGGGTGGACGCTGGTTCGCGGTGCCCGCCACGCCGCTCGCGCTGCCCGTGAGGCCCGGGATGAAGTAGCCGTAGCCCTGCGGGTTCTTCACCCACGTTCCCTGCGCGGGCGCAGGCGCGGCAGGCTGCGACTGTGGCGCGTACGGCACGTTGCCCGGCGCGCCACCCGACACCGGACCACCACCGAACCCGCCACCCGCGCCGCCGGTCGGCGTCGTGAACTTCGGCCCGCTGCTCCCGAAACTCACGGGAGGCGCCGCAGGCAGCGACGGCATCTTCGGCGGCTCCAGCAGCCCCATGCCGGGGATGTTCGGCTGCGGCATCCAGTTCTTGTCGCCCGGTTCGGGTGCTTCGAACGCGGGCTTCTTCGGCGGCTTGAGGCCGCTCGGCAACTTGAACCCGCCCGGCGGCAGCGCGGCCTTGATGCCGCTGATCGCGCCCTGTACCTTGCCCGGGATGTTGCCCGGCAGACCCGGCAGCTTCATGCCGCCGCCACCCGGCGGCTTCGGCCCGCCGCCCGGCCCGACGCCCGGGGCCGCGCCTGCACCCGGGGGCTTCGGTGCCGCACTGCCCGGCCTCGATGAGGGACGCGTGGTCGCGCCGCCTGCGCTCGCGACTGGCCCGGCGTTCCCGAACCCGCCGCCTGCGAAGCCGCTGCTGCTGCTGGTGCCGCTGCCGGTCAGCGCGTTGAGCATCGTCTGCAGCCCGGGCTGACCCTGCTGGCCCGGTGCCTGCGACGCTTGCGCTGCGCCTGCGCCGCTCTGCCCGGCGAGCAGTCGGCCCGTCAGCGCGTTCTGCCCGGTGTAGGCGGGCATCGCCAACTGCATCCGCTGCAGCGCCTGCTGCACGGGCGTGCGCCGCTTCTTCAGGCGCGGGTCGCCCGCTTCCTGCTGCGCGGTGATGGGAGAGAACGATTCGCCGAGGGCCATGCGTGACTCCTAGTAGTAAGCGAACGAGGGATGGGCGCCGGTCGGACCCTGTCGCGCCTTCGCCTCCGCAGCGGCGGTCGCCGCGCGCTGGTCGGCGAGCTTCTGCGCCGCTGCGGCCTCTGCGGCCTTCTTCGCCGTCGCTGGATCAACCTGCGGTGCCGCCTGCGCGACCTGCCCGTACGGGTTCTGCCCGCCCATGAGCATCGCGATCAGCGACTCCATGCCGCCGCCCTGCGCGGTCTGATAGGGCAACTGCGTGCTGCCGCCCGAGAACTTGCTCGCCGAGTCGCCGCCGCCCCACTGCCACGCCTTCCCGCCCGCGCCTGCGCTCTGCAGGATGTCCACCGAGCCGACGCCGGGGATGCTCACGTCGCCCGGGCCGATCTGCCGCGCGCCCGGGTAGGCCGCTTGAATCCGCTGCATCGCCATCGCCATGTTCTCGGTGCGCGGCGGGATGTCCTGCAGCAGGCGCCCGACGACGTACTTCGGCGTCTGGTGGTTCGGATCCTTCCACTTCGTGTTGTCCCAGCCGGGCATCGCGTTCGCCTGCGGCATCTGCGTGATCTTCGGCTGCGGGTAGCCGTCGGTGTTCACGCCCTGCGGCGGCACGTAGGCGCGGCCCGGCTGCGGCGCGCCGCCACTCGGCTGGTAGCCGCCCTGCTGCTGCTGCGGTCCCTGCTGCTGATACTGCTGCGCCTCCGACGAGCGCGCGATGTTCGCCACGGCGGCTTGCGCGCTGCCCGAGCGCATGTAGTCCGCGATCTCGTTCGCGCTCGGCGTGCGCCCGAGGTACCGCTGGTAGGCGCTGACGATCAGCGACTGCGGCGACCCGTTCTGGTACCCCGACGGCGGCTGCTGGTTCTGGTAGGGCTGCATGATCTGCCCCATCCACGCCGCGTAGGGATCGCCGCCCTGCTGCTGCGGCGCCTGCGGGTACTGCCACGAGGTCGGCTGCGGCGACTGCTGCGGCTGATACTGCGGCGACGGCGCGTTCTGCTGCGGCTGGTACTGGTAGCCGCCCGGCTGCTGCTGCGGCTGCGACTGCGGCCACGACCAGTTGTTCGGCGCGCTCGACGGCGGCTTCGCCTGCGACTGCGGCGCGCCGGTCTGCGTCGGCACGCTGTACTGGTAGCCGCTCTGCTGCGGCGCCGGTTGCCCCCACGCACCCGCCTGCGCGCCGCCCTGCGAGCCGTAGCTGCTCGCCGGGTTGCCTGCGGACGACTGCTGCATGTAGGGCGAGGGCTGGTTCTGGTACTGGTAGCCGCCGCCACCGTAGCCCGACGAAGGTCCGTACTGCTGCGCCATCTAGCGCCTCCGGTGCGACCGCCGCTCGGTGCCCTGCCCGCCGTTGTCGTCGCCCTCGCGCGTGATAGGCGGCGGCTCCGGCGCTTCGATCTCGACCGGCGGCGTCTTGATGACGCGCACGACCTCGGTGTTGTCATGCACGGCGCAGTGCGCGCCCTCGGCGTCGAACGTCGCCGCGTCCATCACGATGCGGCACCCGCAGCCCATGATGGCTTCGCGCGACTCGTAGGTGACCGTCTCTTTCGGTTCGGCAGTGGCGCGCGTCGTCATTTCAGTTCCTCCACCAGCGGCCCGGTCACGCCGGGCGATCCCTTGAAGCGCGGCGGCGGCGCTTTCACGCGCGACACCACGTAGCAGTTGTGCTCGACACAGTGCGGCTCGGCGCTGCCCGACTCCGCTTCGTCCAGCGAGAGCGAGCAACCGCACGCGAACGTCACCTCGATGCGACTCATCGGCGCGGGTCATCCTGCACCGCGATGCCGCCCCGGCGGCGCGCCACCTCGCCGAGGTAGTCGCGCTGCTTCAGGATCGTCTTGTGCGCGCCCGGCGGGCTGGTGCTCTTCGCGTTCCAGTCTTCCAGATACGCGCCGAACTTCTGCACTTGCGCCTGCTCGGCCTCGGGGTCTTTCCGCAGCCGCTCCAGCACCGACGCGGCGAAGTGTGCGATGCCCCAGTGGAACGGCTCGATGTCCGGTCGCCCGTCGAACGGCACGTCGGTGTCGTTCTGCATGTCGGCGGCGTTCGCCTGAATCGGCACGATGAGATCCCACGTCTCGCTCGGCGTCACCGACGGGATGGGCAGGCAGACCAGCCAGTTCACGCCGTTGACCGGGTCGTGCCCCACGTTCTCCGGCACGCCGCGCGACGTGCTGTCGCGCCAACCCGGCTTCACCTCATCGAGGTAGGCCACCGAGCGCACGAGCACCGGAGTCGCCGACACGGCGCCGGTCGCCGCCACCGTGTGCCGCAGGCGCAGCGGCGCGCGCCCGAAGCTCACGAAGCGGTTGAGGCTCGCGGCGTCGAAGTCGTAGCGCGCCTGCCCGGTGATGAGCGGGAGGATGACCTCGCGCGAGAGCGAGATCTTCGCGAGGCGCGCAAACTCCTTCTGCGCGCGGTTGATGGCGTACTTCCGCCGCGCCGTCGTGAACAACTGCGTGGTGTCGTAGCTGCCCAGTTCGTGGTCGAGCGCCGCCCCATACAGTTCGGAGAACTGCATCGGCTACCTCGCGACGAGATAGACGCCGCCCGTGCCGCCCGTGAGCGGCGTGGTGACGCGCGCGCGCACGCACTTCGCCGTGCCCGCAAAGCGCGACGGGGCCGCGACGCCGTTGGCGATGACGGTGATCGCCGTGCCGATGGGCGTCCACGCCCCGGCGAAGTTCGGGTCGTGCGACTCCTCGATGGTGATCGCGCCCGCGCCGACACCCGCGCCGCCGACGACGTAGAAGGTCAGGTTCGCGCAGCCCGCGACATCGACCGCCGCCGAGGTGCCCGACGCGACATCCTTCAGCAGCCACTTATCGACCAGCGGGACGGTGAGGCCCATCAGAACACTCCACCCGCCAGCGAGTAGATCGTGACGGCAGGCACCGCGCCCGTGCTGTTGATGACGACCATGAACGCGCGCGCGTTCAACTGCGCGATGGTGATGGCGGCAGGCGACAGCGTGACGCCCGTGCCCGCCACGATGGTGCTGGCGAACGCAGCGGCGCTGCTGTTGCGGATGACGAACTCAAAGCTATTGCCGGGCACCGGCTGACGCCCGAAGACCGTCAGCGCGTCGATGATCTGCTGCGCCGTCGGCGTGGTGTCGTTGCGCGCGGCGCCGTTGCAGTCGCGCAGGATGAGGCGCTGCAGCAGGTCGCTCGCGAGGAAGGTGACGGGGCCAGCGGTGTTGTAGCTCGGGAGGCCCGCCTGATCGGAGGGCCGGAAGACATAGTCGATGATCTTGCGACCCATCGCCATGACGCCAGTCGCGTGCATGAGGTGCTCCTTGTCTGAACAGCCACGAACTAACAGCGCGCAGCGGGAAGGGGACCGCCCGCCGCGCGCCTCCCTACGGCACTACGCCCCGGCGGTGCCGTAGATGTTCTGCCAGAGGAACGCGTCCCATGCCTGCCGGAAGCGCACCTTGTAGATCCGGTTGCCCGTCCGCGCGTCCTGCATCGCAGGCGCGGCGGTGATGCCGACACGATCCACGCACACGAGGCCGTGCGTCTCCTTCGCGGAGGCCACGAGGTACCACGCGTCCTGATCGGTCAGGTACGGGTTCGTGAGGATCGAGATGTTGCGCCGACGCTTGATCGGGTTCACGTCGTTGTCGTTCGACCCGGGCAACTGCGTCGAGTTGAGCAGCCGGTCGGCCAGCATCTCCAACTGCGGCGGCACGTAGAGGATCCAGTTCATCACGGGCGCGACCAACTGGCCCGACTCCAGCTTCGTGTCGGTCTGCACGTCCACGATGGCCTGATTGAGCGAATCGTAGGAGAGGTCGGCGTCCGTCGCGGGCCGGTTGCGCGCCGTGCCGCCACCCGCGAGCACATGCGCGGTGTTGAACAGCGAGACGCCGTCGGGCGCGAGTTGCGTGGTGAACCCGAGGTTGAACGGGATCGCCGCGTACTTCTCCTGCACGACGCGCGCGCTGAACGCCAGCCACGACGCCTGCCGCTGCAGCACGTCGAACTGGTCGTCTTCCATCGCCGTCTCGGTCACTTCGAAGCCGAGGCCGAACTCCACCGGGGTCACGTCCTTGCTGTAGCCCGGGCGGATGAGGTCGAACGCGTAGACGCTGCCTTCCGGCTTCTCCGGCACGTCGCCGAAGGGCGTCACGGTCTGGAACCGTTCGAACTTGCGCGACGACGACTTGCGCGAGTACACGTCGGTCCAGATGGGGGGCAGTTCCTTGAGTTGCTTGCCGAGCAGCGCGTACACCGTCTTGTCAACGTTGTCGTATAGCGCCGCAAAAGTTCCACGAACCTGCATGGCGGTTTCTCCTGCTGCCTACGGGTGGAAGGTTTGCGCGCTACGACGCCTGCGGCGTCCGCACCGAGTTGATGAACTTGAAGACGACCTTGCCGTTCACGTCGGCCACGGCGTCGATCAGTTCGGTCACGATGACCGCTTTGTTCGTGGTGTCCGCGAGGTTCACGCGGAAGATGTCGCGCCCGGCAGCGGCATCGAGCACGAGGCCGTACTGCGCGCCGACGTTCGCGAGCGCCAGCGCGCCCGTGTCCTGCACGCGCCCCTGAAACTCGGTGTTCTCGTCGGCCATGTAGACGCCGATCTTCCGGTCGGTGACGCCCGACGCGGCTTCAGCAGCGATGCCCACGATGGCGGCGACGGCGGCTGACGCGCCCTTCACGATCTTCCCGGCGGTCAGGATCACGACGTGCCCCGGCTTGAAGGTCTGGCCCGCACCCTCAAGGAAATACATGATGCGCGTGTTGCGATAGGGCCGAGGCCCGTCGCCCGCGCCTGCGACAAAAGTGACCATAGGAACCCTCACCCGTGAGAGGAAATGCCGTTGGGTTAGGGTTGGCCTCGACGCAGTCGCGACCGGCCAACCGAGGGTCACGAGCAGCAGCACGCGCTGGGGGTCACACTGGACCGGCGCACGCGTGATACGCCGGGAGCGAAATGCTGGACGGGAGTCGAGTCGGAGGCCCAACGCGCCTGCCCACTGGAGTAAACAGGCGCGCGGTTCCAGTTCCTTCTACGACCCCGTCAAGCGACGACAGTGTAAGGACCGTCGCCGCCGCGTGTCAACTTCAGAACAGCGCGGGCGGCTCGGGGCCGAACAGCACGTAGAGGATCACGAGCGCCGCGAACGCGAACCGCAGCAGCGTGATGGCTGGTCCCGAGACGCTGCCGAGGGGCAGGCCGACCAGTTCCAGCAGCAGCGGGATGACGAACGCGAGGATCACCACGAGGATCACCGCGTAGACGAGTCGCCAGAGCAGCGCCTTGAGGTTCATCGTCCACAAGCTCCTATGGTTGGGGTTCGTGTTGTTCAGCGGCATCGAGTGTGCCCTCGGCGTCGGGCGACACCAGCGTGTCGCGCCCGATCTTGATCGACCCGACGACCTCGCCGATGTTGTCGCTGTCTTCCGGCGACAACCCGCGCGCGTGCGCCGCCGCCACGGCTGAGTCGCGCAGCGCCTTGCCCGTCATCGTCCGCTTGTGCTGCTCGTGCTGCTTTGCCTTGATGCGCCGGTAGAGCGCCATCGGCATCTTCATCAGGGCTTCCTTGCCGCCCTCAGAGCGCCGCACGAACTCGGTCGCCTTGTGGGGGTTGCTGACCGCGTCGATGTTCTGCAGGTCTTCCCAGCGCACGGGCGCGTAGCCCAGCGACTGCTGCGCGATGTGGTGCCGGTTCGGCATCGCGAGGTTGATCCACCGCAGGTACCACTTCCGCCGCGTGCCGCGCGGGTCTTCGTGCTCCTCCGGCTCATCCTTCAGCCGGATCGGCAGCGCGTTCGGCAGCGCCGGGTCCGTCAGGCGGCGCTCGGCGACCGCGATGTTTTCGAAGTCCTTGAACGCGTCGAGCAGCGCCTCGTCGCTGATCTTCAGCCCCTGCTGCTTGATCGTTTCCTTCAGGCGGCTCTTGACGCCCGCCTGCAGCTTCGCCGTCTCGATCTCCAGTCGGCTCTTCTTGCGGTCGCGGTCCATGCACTACTCCAGTCGGTTCGGCGCGCCGGGGACAAACCGCTCCAGCGACGCATTGATCGTTTCGTCCTTCATGCCCGTGCTCTTCAGCCGCTCGCGGAACACGTCGTCCAGCACGACGCCGCTGCGCGGACGCCCGCCGGGCGCCTCGGTGAAGATGGGCGCCCGCAGCGCGCGGCCCATCGGTGTTCCCCGTGGAACACTCTGCCGTGGCGCGGCGCCGCCGTTGCCGTTCTGCGGCGTGGTGCCCAGCATCGTCTGCGTGCCGAGCGCCATCATCAGCACGGCCTGCTGCACCTCGGGGTTGCCGAGGTGCTCGGGCGGCGTCGCCATCAGTCCCTGCTGCACGAGGTTGCGGTCGATGCCGAACTGGTCGGCCACGCTCAGGACGTGCTGGATCACCGGCTGCGCGGCCAGCGACATCGTCGTCTGCTGGAGCGGCGCGAGCGCCTTGCTCAGCGCGGCCTCGGTGCTCTTGCGCTGCCGCAGCACGATGCGCGCGGCGGTGCGGATGTCGGGGTTGCCCTCGGTGTCGTAGAGGCCGAGGTCGTGCGCGACCTCCTGCGCCTCCTTGTAGAGCGCGCGGTCGTCCTCGCTCGGCTCGCCGGGCTTCTTCGGCGGCGGTGCGCCCGTCGCGGCGCTCTGCAGCAGTTCGATCCCGCCGGGCAGCGACATGACCTGCCGCAGCAGTTCCTGCGACGACTGCAGGTTGCCCTCGGCCATCTGGCGGCGCTCGCGCTCGCGCACGAGGTCGTTGACGACGGTGCGCTTGCCGCCGGGCAGCGGCGCGCCTTCCTCTTCGACTTCCTCGTCGCCATCGGGCGGCGGCTCGTCGCCGGGCGGCGGCTCGTCGGGATCGACCAGCGGCTGCGAGAGATCAGGGGCGGGTGCCGGGGCTTCCGGCTCGGGGCCGGTCGGCATCCCGCCGACGGCATCTTCAAGGACTACATCGGCCATAGCTCACTCCACGACGGCATCGATGGCCGTCTCAGGGACCAGCACGCACGGCCAGTCGTTCACGCGCACCTCCTCAGCGGCGAAGGCGTCGAAGATCACACGGTCGTGCAACTCCACACTGGTGACGGCGTCGCCGGTCTGCAGCACGAGGCCGAGGCTCGACTCGCGCACGTAGCCCGGCAGCACCACCAGCCCGACGGCGCGCACGCGCGGCGGCAGCGCCACCAGCACGAGATCGCGCCGCAGCACCATCGGCCAGTCTACGCTCGGGACGAGGTCACTGCGTGCGGCCATCGGACATCTCGACGTTCGGGTTGCGCTCGCGCGACTCGGTCGGCGTCGCGAGCGCGATCTTCCGCTTCACGTCCTGCAGCAGTTCGCCCGGCAGGTTGATCAAGCGGCCTGCGGCCACGCGCGCGGCGACCAGTGCGATGGTCTTCGGCCCGACCTCGGCAGTGGGTTCGGTGCGCGCGAGGTGTTCGATCTGGTCGGAGAAGGTCCGCACGCCGAACAACTTGTTCGCTTCCGCAGCGATGACGGCCCAGCCGGGGGACGTGAGCAGCGTTTCCAGATCCGCCACGCGCTGGTTGAGCGCATCGAGATCGACCTCTTCGCGTGCGCGGCGCTTCACATGACGCTCCCCTGCGACCCGCTCGACATGCCCTGCATCATCGACGCGAGCAGGTCAGGCGGCACGTTGGGCATCCCCGGCGGCGGCGCGGGCGCCTGCTCGGGCGGGCCTTGTGGCGGCGGCGGCGGGCCTCCCTGCGGCGGGCCTCCAGCCGGTGGTGGACCGGGCGGTCCCGGCGGCGGTGCGCCTCCCCCGGGAGGAGGGCCACCCGGCGGCGGCGGTGCCCCGGCACCCGGTCCACCCGGCGGCGGCGGTGCGCCCGGTTGTCCCGGCGGCGCCCCGGGCGGCGCGGGCGGCTGCTGCGCCGCCATCTGTGCCGCCTGCTCGGTCTGCGCCTGCCACTGCCGCAGCGAGCGCATCAACTGCCCCTTGTTCGGCGAGTCGTACAAGCTCAGCGCCTGTTCGAACAGCGGGATGATCACGTCGGGCGACGCGAAGACCTGCTGCAGCGTCGGGTTCATTTGCGCGAACCCGCCCATGACCTGCATGAACCCGTTGTAGTTGCTTCGCTGCTTCGACTTGTCCGCGCTCTCGACGCTGCCGTGCGGCTTGCCGTGGAAGGTGCCCGCGAGCGAGGCGCCCGTGATGCCCTGCTCGGCCATCTCAATCTGCCGGAACTCCAACTGCCGAATGAACCGCTCGCTCGGTTCCAGCGGCGCCTCGTCGGCGGCGCGCCGCCACAACTCGTGGCGGATCTTGAACAGGTCTTCCATCGTCTCTTGCAGGTTGCGAACCTGCTCTTCGATGCGAACGAAGCTCTGCTCGGTGACCATCTGCACTTCGCCGAGCGTGCGCGACTCCTGCGGCGCGCTGCCGAGCGTCACGTCGTTCAGCCCGCTCAGGCGCTCGGCAGCGTCGATGATGCCCTGCTCGCGCCCGGCCATCGACGCGCTCACGTCGGGCAGCGTCACCGGCTGCACGTCGTTCATGTCCTGCACGGTGATGACCGCGCCGACGCCCCACGGCTCTTCGTCCATGTCCCAGCCGCTGTTCCGCAGTCGCTTGATGGGCGCGTTGTTCACGAGGTTGCTGCGGTCGGCGACCGCGTTGCGCGTGCCCATGTGCTCTTCGCCGATGCTCGCGAGCTTATCGACGTGGCTCTCGCCGTAGACGTTCAGCGGGTTCGGCGCCGGGCGGAACAGCAGGTAGCGGGGCAGGCCGAGGTCGTCAAGCTGGATGCGGAGGATCTTCTTGTGGATGCTCGACAGCGTGATGATGTACCACTCCTCGTTGCCGTCGTTGTCGAGGTCGAGCAGGCAGTGCAGTTCCCACAGTTCCTTCTCGATGGTCGTCGGCGTGGTCTGCGCGGCCACGTCGATGCCCCCGGCGGTCACGCTCTGCGGCAGTTCGGTGCGCGTACGATCGCTGGTCGCCGCGAGATCGGCGACGGCGTCCTTGTCGTAGAGGCCGCTCTTGCCGCGTGACTCCAGTTCCTTCAGGCGCCGCCAGAACCGCTTCGCGTAGCACCACACCTCAGAGTCGTCCTGCGCGTGCGCGGGCAGCATCAGGAAGTCGCGCAGCGACACGTTGCGGTAGCTCGGGCCGCGCCGCACCGGCACGAACTCGTCCATCGCGGTCGCCATCACGCCCGGCTGCGACGGGTCGTCGGCCTCCTGATACTCGCCTTCCTCGTCCTGCATCGGCTGCGGCTGGTAGTCGTCGCCGAGCACGACGGTGCCCGTCTCCTCGTCCATCTTCGGCGCCAACTGCTTCATGCTGCGCCGCTTGATCATGTCGGCGCGCTCGCTGCACTCCAACACGCCCGTACCCTCGATGAGCGACAACTGCAGCGTGCGCTGCAGCCAGCCCTGCAGCCGCTCCTCTTCCAGCTTCCACTGGTGAAACTCTTCGACCATCGCCGCGCGCTCAGCGGCAGCGCCCCAGCCGTCCACGACCCACACGGGTTCCACGAAGATGGTCTTGCAGAAGCGCGCGCGCATCGCGTCGATCTTCTCGGCGATGATCCACGTCGAGAGGTCGGCGGCGCCGGGGAACGGCAGGTCGCGCACGTTGCGCTTGCCCTGCTTGTAGAGCCAGTGCCAGTAGTCCAGTTCGCCGCCGGGCTGAATGACCGGGGCACGCGCGGCGAGCGCGCGGTCGATCTCCTCGCTCAGCATCTGCACGAGCGCGGTCTTCTCCTCCTCGCTCAGGCGTACGTCGAACGGGGTCTTCTCGCGCTTCGGGGCGTGCGGCGGGCGTCCGAGGGTTTTGCCCGGCAGGTACGGCGGCATGGTGCGGAGTCTACCGCTTCTTGCCGCCGCTCTTCGGTTTGCCTTTCGGACGAGGTTGGCTCAGCGCAGGGAAGGTGCCGGTGGTTTGCATGAGAGTGACCTCGCAGCGTTCACAGAGATCCACGTAGTGATGGAGCACGCCGGGAAGGGCGGCGTCGGCGCGCCACGTTCGATGGCAGCGCCGACACTCGACCCACGTCTCGTAGTCCGCGCGCGTGGAGACGGTGATGTCTTCACGCGGGTTCGATGGGAGCCACGAGGCGTGTAGTCCCTGACGGCGCGACAGATGCGCCCGCGCTGCCAGTCGTTCCTTGTGCGTTGACGGTGCGGGCAAGGACGGTCACCAGCACGAAGGGCGTGCCGATGAGCACCGCTCGCCGCCCGCAGATGCAGACGGCGAGGTAGTGCCCACACTTCGGACAGCGGAGCATCAGGCGCGGACGAACCGCTTCCGCAGCTTCGCGGCGAGGCCGAACAGCCCGCTGCCGAGCAGCACGAGACTCGTCGGCTCCGGCACCGCTTCAAGGTTCGCGTCCGCGCTGCCCGCATAGCTGGCCGCGAAGTTCGCGATGGTCGTGTGCGACACGCCACCCACCGAGTAGGTGTTGACGTGCAGCCCCGGCGTGATGTTGGAGAACGCCAGCCCGAAGCTCTCGGGGTTGATGAGCGACAGCAGCAGGTCGGTCGTCAGCACGAGCGGCGGCGACTGGGGCGAACTGTTCGCCGTCAGGATCGCGCCCGTGCTGCCCGTGCCGCCGAACTCCAGCGCGGCGCCGAAGGTGCCATCGAGGTAGTCGAACGTGCCCGCGCTGTTCGTCAGCGAGAACGTGCCCGCGAACCGCTGGCTGATGACGGTGCCGCCGATCAGCAACTGCGCGTCCTCGGTGCTCGTGGCCGTGAACGTGAGCAGCGCGTTGGGGTCGGTCGCGCCGAGGATGATCTGCGTGATGTTGACCGACGACGTGGTCGAGAGGGTCGTGGTCCCGTCGCCGTTGTCCACCGCGAAGAACTGGTTCGGCGTCACGTTGCCGAACGTCACGATGGTGTCTGCGCGGGCGGGAGCGGCGAGCGCAAGCAAGCCGACGAGCGCGAGGGCGAAGAGCTTCATGGGTGCGCGATCTCCTTGACCGGGGATGCCCAGTGTGCGGCAGAGCTTACTACTTTTTCGGCGCGGCGACGGCGTCATCTTCGACGGGCACGAGCACCCAGCCGTAGCGCACCGAGTACTTCAGTTCGAACAGCCGCGTGTCATCGACCACCGGATCCGGCGGCAGCACGATGGGCAGCGAGATCTGCGGCGGCGCGCCACCCTCGGGCAGCGTGTTGTCGGGCGTCACGGGCGGCGGCGTCGGCACGGGGCCGGTCGTCGGGTAGTTCGGCGGGTGCGCCGGGCCACCACCGATGTGCGGCGGTAGACCACCACCGACGGGGAACCACGGGTGCGGCGGCGACGGATGCCCCTGCCCGTAGCCCGGGTCAACCGGCGGGCGCACGCCCCAGCCGGGATCGACAGGACCGCCGGGCGCGCCGACACCGTAGCCGGGATCGACAGGCCCGCCTCGGTCATCGAGGATCGTGATCAGTGCGAGATGGCTCTTCATGCGTGACTCCTGACTGGGGTTGTGATGGCTGGCGAGGATAGCACACGTCAGCGACGACGCCCCGGCGTGCCGCCGAAGCGGATGCCGCGTCGCACCATCTGTCGCACGTCGGCCTCGTCGTGATCTTTCGTCGCGAGGTGCCGCGCGCGCGCCTGCTCCTTCTCGTGATCCACCTTCGTCGGCTGCGCCGGGCCGTAGGCCAGCACGACGTACTCGATGGCGTTCATCGCGTGATCGTAGAACCCGTCCTTGCGCGCGCGTCGCGTGTTCGGCGATACCGCGTGCGCGATGCTCCGCTCGTCCCACACGTAGCCCGCTTCCAGCGCGTCGATGAAGTGCGTGCTCTCGACCACGCCCTCGGGTCCGCTCAGCCGCCAGCGGTCAGGGTCCACGGTGAACGCCGGGCCTTGCCGCGTCAGCCGCTGCATGTAGCCTGCGAGGTGCTGGATGCAACGGTCGCGCGCGTCAGGGTGGTTCGCCCCACCGATGGTGTAGAGCATCACGCCATACTCGCGCAGCACGTCGGCGGCGCTCACGCGCGTGCCCTGCGAGTTGTTCTGGTCGCCCGCCGGGTCGCCCGTGCTCCAGACCTCCATCGGCAGCGTGCGCTCGCCTGCCGCGTTCGGCTCGCCGCCGAACCAGAGGTGCCGCAGCGCGACCGCCATCGGCGCGAAGTCCTCGATGAACTGGTCGCTGCCCAGCAGCCCGCCCAGCACGCGTAGCTCGCCCCACGGCAGGATCTGTGCCCACACGACTGCCGGGTGACTGTGGCCGAAGTCCCAGCCCTCCAGCAGCGGCACGCTCGGGTTGAGCGCCAGCCGCTGGACGTGCAGCCGCGCGTGGAACACGCCCGCGTAGACGGGCTTGCCGATGATGGGCAGGCCGCGCTTGCCCTCGATGAAGCGCCGCCGCAGCGCGCTGCCCTCGGGATGCGCCTGCTCCAGCGTGTCGATGTAGCTGTCGCCGAGGTTGTGCCGGTTGTCGTACACCGAGGTCCGCAGGTAGAGGTAGCCCTCGCGCGTGTTGCGCTCGGGGAAGTCGCTGGCGATCCAGTGCGTCAGGCTCGGCGGGTTCGGCGTGAGCAGCACCTGATGCGGGTAGCCGGGCTGCGACAACCGCGCAGGCACGTAGGCGCGATACACGTCCTCGGGCACCTCCTCGGGCTGGTCGATGCCGAGCACCGCCAGCGTGAGGCCCGCGAGCTTGCCGTAGCGACTCGTCTCCTCGGCGCCCTTCAGCGCGCGCAGGTAGACGCGCGACCCGGTGCCGACCACTTCGTCGTACTCCTCGTCGGCGTGCCACTGCAGCGCGATGCCGTGCGTGTGGCACCACTCGCGCCAGCGCGGCTTGAGTTGCGCGTCGAGCGCGTCCTGCGTCCACCGGCAGAGCGCGCAGCAGATGCCCGGGTAGTCCACGCAGTAGGCGGCGACCTTCGCGACGAGCGGCGTCGTCTTGCCCGCGCGCACCGCCCCTTCGAAGTCGATGTAGGGCCACACGTCCGCACGCGCCAGCAGGAACGCCGACTGCACCGGGTTCCAGTAGTCCTTGACCTGACGCGCGGTCATCGCAGCGCGTCGCGAATCGACCGCACCAGCGCGCTGCTGTTCGCCGTCTCGCCCAGTTCGCAGAGGCGCAGCATCGCCGCGCCGAGTAGCTGCTCGTAGTCGGCCAGCGTCTGCTGCTGCTCCGCGATGAGCGTGCGCGCGGTCGCCGTCAGCGTGCGCGCCTCCACGATGGCGTCGTCCACGGCGTCCTTCAGCGAGTAGCCGGTAGCGTCGGGGTCACTCATCGCTCGGCTCCAGTTGGCGCGGCGGGCTGACGATCTTCGGGCGCTGCGCGGTGACGAACGCGTAATCGTCGTGCGTCGCGAACACGTTCACGATAGTGACGGGCCGCGCGTCTGGCGTCTGCTCATCGAACTGCGGGACGCGTCCGAAGCGCCGCTGCTCCAGCACGTAGAGCGCGGCCTGCCGATCACGCGGGCGCAGCCGCATCGACCAGCCGAAGAACTTCTCGATCTGCTCGGGCGTGCCAGTCGCCAGCAGCGCCAGCCCCTCGATGATGCGCTCCCCGTCGGGCGCGCCCGTGTGCTTGTCAATGAGTGCGGCGGTCGGGCTTGCGAGCAGCGCCTCCGTTGCGGCGACGACGGCGCGTGCCCTCGGCTTGCGGGGCTTCCGGTTCGGCTTGTTCAGCCGCATCTTGCTGCGTCCCACTCGCATCACGCACCACCTTCGGCTTCGCCAGCAGCACCACGTAGAACGTGCGGAGCCGCAGCGACGTGAGCACGGCGGTCAACTCCGCGACCGTGCCCGGGCTGATCTCCAGTCGCAGCACCGCATCGCCGTCGCCGCTGAACGTCAGCGTGTTGCCCGTCGTCGGCAGCGACGCGAGCGTGGCGAAGACGATGTCGCCCTCGGGGACGTTCACCAGCGCAGCCGCAGCCCGATGCGCGTCGGCGACGAGTAGATCTGCACGCGCTGTCCACCATACGCCATCAGCACGCCGCCGCCCGCGCTCGCGATGATGCCGAACACCAGCAGCCCCGTGTTCGTCTTGCAGTCGGCCACCGGCTGACGCGTGCGCCCCGGGTCGGTGCCACACGGCGCGAGGTCACGCCCGAGCCGCGTGTTCGGATCCTCCAGCGACAGGTCGCTCTCCTGCGCGAACGTCTGCGCGGCGATGACCGCGAGCGCGCCTCCGGCCACGATGGCCGTGCCCGTCCAGAACAGCGGCGGCGAGTGCATCGCCGTCGTGTAACTGCCGGGCCGCGCATACTGGCGCGCCGCGCTTTCGGCGATGGGACCGGCGCTGACCGTCGTCGGCAGCGCGAACAGCAGCAGCAGCGTCACCAGCTTCACGGCACTTCTCCCGAGGCGCTGATCGCGAGCGTGAAGCCCGTGCCGCGCGCCTCTCTGAACAGCACGTCGTTGACGAAGATCTGCACCGTCAGCGACCCGGTCGTGAAGTTGTCGAACGGCGTCTCGGCCTGCAGGAACAGGAACGGATGCAACTCGGTCGTGGTGTAGCGCACCGTCCACGGCAGGTCCGTCGTGACCTGCGCCGTGCCCTGCTGCGCGCTGAAGTAGGTGATGTTCGTGTTCGGGATCGTCCCCGTCACCCGATACTCGACCGTGATCGTCGGCACCACGGGCGGCTCGGGGATCGGCGTCGGCGTCACCACGCCCGGCGGGTCGCGCACGCCGCGCTGACTCCCGTCGTCCGAGCAGCCCACCAGCAGGAACGGCAGCAGCCATAGCAGTCGCATCATGTCCTCAAGCTCGCTTCGATGAGCGCCAGCACGGTATCACGACCCTGCGACTGCAGCAGCGCCCGCTTCGCGGCCTCCAGTGCCTCGCGCAGCCGATGGGCCTCGTCCTCGTTGCCGTAGCCTGCGCCCGGCGTCGGCGTGTCCACGACCGGGATGATGCCCTCGCCCGGCAGCAGCAACTGCAGCACGTTGGGCAGCGCCGTCGGGTCGTGCTTCACGCGCAGCGAGATCTGCGCGGCCAGCACCGTCTCGGCGAACGGCAGCGCGAGCGCCTCGGTGCCCTCGGCCTGCATCAGCACGATGAGCGCACGGCGCAGCAGCAGCAGCCCGGTGATGAGGTCGAGCGCCTCGACGGCGACGGTGCGAAGCTCGCGCGCGAGGATGAGGCCGCGCTCGGTCGGCTCCAGCAGCGACGAGGCCAGTGCCCACTTCTGCAGTGTGTCGCGCAGGTCCGCGCTCGCAGCGTCAGGCTCGGAGATCAGGTCGAACGGGGCGCTCGGGGTCAGGCTCATGGGATCGGGTTCCACTCCGAGAGGTGCGTGGGCACGAGGTAGACGGGGTTGTCCTTGTCGCCTGCGTCGCGCATGTCGTTGCGCGTCCGCAGTCCCTTCGGGCAGCGCGCGACCACGTCGATGGGGATCGCGAAGAGGCCGTCGGTCCAGCGGATCGCCACGAGGCCCAGCCAGTCCGCGTAGGGGTCGAAGCTGAACGTGGCGTGCGCGAGGCGCAGGCTCCACACGGTCGCGACGTTCACCCACACGTCAGGGTATCGCTCGCGCTCGCAGTTGCGGCACTTCACCTCCAGCGCGCCGACGATGCGCCGGTCCTCGCGCAGCAGCGCGTCGAAGGGCGAGAGCGTCGGCAGGTCGAGCGCGATGACGCCGTAGAAGTCCGCGACGCCCGCAATGGCGGCAACCTGCCGCACGCGGTCGTCCATCGTCTCGTAGATCATCGCGTCTCCACGGTGAGGAGCAGCCCTTCGGGATCATCGAAGGGCGCGTTCGGGACCAGTCGCTGCGCCTCGGCCACGAAGAGGCGCTCGTCGCTCGCGTGCAGGGCGAGAGTGCGGCGCGCGTCGATGGCGACGACCTGCTTATCGTCCACATACGCGACGTGCGACAGGGCGTCGAGCACCGCGCGCACGAGCTTGTCGAGGTCAGGCGCGTGCGGGCGCTGCGGGCGGCAGAGGAAGTGGCAGCGCACGGTGACGCGGGCCTCGGGGTCGAGCACGGCGGCGCCGACCACCGCGCGCACGGTCCAGCCGATGGCCTTGCGCCACGCGTGCAGGCGCGGGTTGTCGTGCGTCATCTTGCCGCGCCCGAGGGATCGCATCGAGCCTTGCGGGATGGGGCGCCCGGCGACGAAGACGCTGAACGCGACCCCCACCCTAACCCTCCCCCACGTCGGCAGTCGGGAGGGTGCCGATGGGCCTCGCGCGCGAGAGGGGCATCTGCACGCGCTGGCCGTTCTTGTAGACGAGGAAGGTGTCGCCCTTCACGCGGTGGACGAGTGCGATCACGCGGCGCCCACGATACCAGAACCAGACCCACGTTCCACGCTTGAGCTTCACGAGTCGCCTCCAGTGTCGTCGCGCCAGCCCTTCGGGTCGAAGAGCGGCGCAGCCGCAGCAGACGGCACGTCTGCTGGTGTTGTACTTGTACGTACGTACTTAGAAGTACCAGCGTTTTCGTTTCTCATTCTCGTTCTTGTGTGGGACTCTCGTTCCCGGTCGCCTTCGCCTTCATTTCTCGTTCCGCTCGTTCCCGCTGGTTCCTGCTCGTTCCCGGGAAGGCCGTAGAGGTAAGGGTTCCCGCGCTTGCCGGAACCGATGCGGACGATCCAGCCCATGCCGAGGAGCTTGCGAAGCACGCCGATCTTCCGCTGGTGCTGGCCCTCGACGCGACTGTGCAGTGTGGCCTCGCCGAGCCAGCCCTCGTCGCGCAACACCTCGATCATCCGGTCGCCGAGCGCGTGCGCCTCGACCTGCGCCTTCGTGCCCTGCGTGACGAACCAGCCCGTCTCGGCGTCCAGTTCGATGAGGGTCGGGTCGAGGCTCGGGCCGATGCGCTGCACGCTCGACAGCACGCGCTGGTGCTCCTGCCGTTTCATCACGAGCACGTTGTCCACCGACGCGCTGATGGCGGTCGAGCCGAGCACGGCGTCCAGCCCCTCGCGCTGCTGGTGCGCGCTGGCGTGGAACGTCAGCACGAGCGCGGCGCCCGTCTCTCGGGCGAGCGCCAGCAGGGGCGCGAACTGGACGGTGATCTGCGCGTAGTCGTTGAAGTCTTTCGCGCGCAGCACGAGGCCGAGGTGATCGATCACGATGAGGCGCGGGCGTTCAGTGCGCGCGCGCGCGTGCAGGGTCGCCAGCAGGTCCGCAGGCGCCGGGCCGCAGAACAGCCGCAGCGCCTCATGGCCGGTCGCGCCCATCTGCCGCAGATGCCGCTTCACCTCGCTCGGCTGGTCTTCCAGCGCGAGCACCCACACGGGGCCAGCCGTCGTGCGCCAGCCCATCCACGGCACGCCCTGCGCGACCGCCAGCGCGAGTGAGCGCGTCGCCGTGCTCTTGCCCGTCTTCGGCGGCGCGACGAACAGCACGACGCTGCCCGCCGGGATGCGGTCCTCCACCACGTAGTCGATGGCGGCGTCGGGCGTGCTCAGGAAGTCCGCGAGGGAGGTGAGCGCGAGCGGCGCCGGGTCCGCGACGGGCCGCGCCGGGTCGTAGAGCGGCGCCTGCCGCACGACCTGCGCGAGGTCGGCCTTCGGGTGCGCGGTGAGGTAGTCGCTCACGTCGCCCTTCAGCGGCAGGCCCGGCAGCGGCACGAGCTTCACGCGCAGCCCGGCCTGCGTGCAGGCGTCGGCGACCTGCCTGCCGTGCGTCAGCCCGGGCGGGTCGTTGTCAGGCAGCACCACGACGTTCGCCACGCCTGCCTCCAC